AAGCAAACCCAGATATTCCAGGGGCGGCAGATCTAGCTACAGTGGTAGTATTTGTGGACATTAAAGGACCATTCAAATAGTAGTTTAATGTGTTGCCCACAAACGTAAACATTACATGTGCACGAACCCCTGCTGTTAACCCATGAGCAAATGTAGAAGTACTGATAGTAGTACCGTCTGCAACATAAGCAATAAAGTTAGTAGCGTTGGAAGTTATTGCAAGCCTTGCGCCAGCAGTTTGCCCTGAAGCTGGACCATCGCCTAGAATATAATTCGACGGAGAAGCTACTGGAGTAACAAAGCAACCTACGCTGATAGGTCCTGCAGGTATTACCCTAGAGGTAAGAATCTTACCAGTAGCGTTAAGTGTCCAAGCATTACCAATCTTACCTACGCCAGGTGCAGCTGTGCCTATTTTAGCTGCGTTAGATAAAAAGGGAGAGGTATCTTTAATGACTGTTCCCAGAGCACTGTCTTCCAGATTATACTCTAGAAACAAACCATCTCTAGGGATAACTTTAAGCATCGGGCGCCGCAGCATTTGAGCTAACATTAGACAAAACTCCCATTATCCCAAACGCGGAAGTTGGTTCCTCCATCAACAGTGTAACCGCTAACTACGTGCTTAGCAGTTAATGCAGGAGGGATAGTTGGACCTGCTGTGTTCATCCAACGAAAGCTAACTGGCCAAGTTAGACTATAAGTTGTACCGCCTTCTACTTCTAGAGTAAAAGAATGAACTTGGCCAGACACAGCTCCCGCCATAATCAGCGTCATGTTAGCTGATAGAACTTTCTGAAAGAAGTTAGACACAGACAGGTCTAAAGTAGCAGCTGCCATAGTTTGAAGTTTTTCGTTATAAGCTGCAATCTGGCCGCCAGTCTTAGCAAGGAAGTTAGCAGCTACATCGACCCAAGCTAAGTCCTTACGAGCATAATACTTACCATCAGCTGGAGCTTCAAGGAATCCGCCGGGAGGGCCAGCTGGGCCAATAATATTACTTACTGGACTTCCCCAAGCTCCTGCAGTTTTAGGGCCGTAGAAGTCCCCATTGGTAAGGTTAATGTAGTAATCCGTATCCGTGCCTACGCCAGCAGAAGGTGCACCGGCAGCAGCGTAAATAAAACTAGCATCACCTTGCGGACCTACTGGACCTTGCGGACCAACAATAGCTTCACCCGGAACACCTTGTGGACCTTGTGGCCCTACGATAGCTTCACCTTGTGGCCCAGTAATTTCACTAAGCGGAACAAGGTTAGTCCAAATTTCAATACCTTCGTACGCATACTGTACATGAGTAGTAGTTTTGCGTAAAAGTAAGAGAGCGCCCGGAGGACCAGGAGGACCTTGTAAACCCGGATCCCAAATAGTAGCGTCTGACATGGCGGCTCTCCTTAAGTAACTGGCATATCATCTATGCTAGACATTTTAATTTCCGACAGCACTTCTGCTGCCAACTGTGCAAATTCGTTTGCTTGTTCTGAGAAACCAATAGAACGATACATAGTTCTTACAGCTTCATAGATAATTGCGTAAGGGTACTGATCAGCTATCCAAGAAGAGTAGGACTCAAGCGGAGTTACAATCGGATGCACGTACGCACCAAACAGCACATGCTGCAATCCACAAGCAGTGCGGATTTGCAACTTAGTGCCTGCCATATAAAAGACATTATCTTTTAAATAGTTGTAACCATCTATAGAGTTCTCAATCTGGATATGCTCCAAGAATGGACCGGGTCTACCTTGTGCACCACCTTGCCAAATACGAATGTACTTAACTTTACGGTAGTTAGGTAGAATCTCCGACGGCACAAAGTTCTGAATGTATTGCACATCCGTGAACTGAATAGGAACTTCTACAAGATCTTTGTAAAAGAAATCAGAATGGTGCATCTTAAGAGTAGCTGCCTTAATTGCAGCATCTACTCGAGATACAAGATCTGGGCGTTTAACAATAGCTAGTACTTCAGATTGTATCTGTGCAAAGTTCATAAAAATACCCTTAGGTAGTGGCCCACAAAATAAAAAATGTTTCGCGACAACCCTCAACTAGCGTACCCGCTAGAGCAAGCTTAACCCCGCCTACCCTAAGATCAACCCACGCTTCGCTCTACGGGGTTGACTTAGTGCTATTCGGCTGGGGACGCTACGCTCATGCGGTCAGCTAGTGATCGGGCCGCCGCTAACAATAACTAACGATACTTAGCTAGCACCGGTACCAGTACCTGCACCTTTAGCAGCCCGCGCTTTTGCTAGCAACTCTTCAGCTGCAGTAGGTTGCGCGGCGCTAAGTTGCTTGTTCTGCTCAGGCGGCTGGGTATTTACCGTAGTACCTACCGAAGCTTGCGCAGAAACTGGTGCCGAAGTACTTGCTTGCGGAGATGCAATCTTACCGGCCGCTTGCTCAGCCAGAAGTTCCTTACGGATCTCTGCACGCAGGCGTTCCATCGGAGTTGCAGCGTCCATATCAATGGTAGGTTCGTTAGGATCAATAAACACACCGAACTCTGCTTTCTGGGCAGCACGCTGAAGACGAGCAATGATTTCCTTATCTTCGGTGTAGTATTGCTTGTTTGCGAAAGCAATCAGAGTGCCATCTTCCAGAACGATAGAACCCAGAGTGCGGATTTTGAACAGCGGAACAACGCGGGCTTGCTGAGTCATGATAACTCTCCATATTTAATTTGGGCAAATAAAAAGGCCCAACTATTGCCGGGCCTTTTGTACTTCGGTGATTAACAAACTGCTAGCTTATACGTCGTTGCCAGCAGCAGTCAGGTTGGTAATGATGGCGTTAGCCGGTGGGTTGCGGATCTCGGTAGTGCACTCAGTAAGCAGCGAACCACCGATAGCGTCAATACCATCGTCCACTTTCTTACCATCTTGGTTGTAGCTTTCTTCGCTGGTATTACGACCAGTAAGATAAGCCAACGCGAAGGTAGAAAGATCCACTGCAATAGCCATACGGCTCCAGTGTTCGTTGGTGTTAAGCAACGGATGTTCGATGATACGGAAAGTACCACGCGAAATCTTGAAGGTACTAAACTGCAGACCCCAAGAAGTTTGACCATCCACAATTTGATACTGGCCAGACTTACGACCAATGTTATTGAGGACGATACGTGCCTTACCGCCAACGAACAGAACCCGCTCGTTAGCAACCTTCGGATCAGTTGCCTGATTGAAGACTGGATCCAGCATGTTTTCCAACTGAGTGTAGTTGGTAGTAGCACCGGCAGTATAAACGTTCGGTACACTGTAGCTGGAAGGGTAGTAAGCCAAGTTACCAACAACACTCAGCAAACCATCCATGGTACGGAAAGGCAAACCGTTCCGCCAGCTTTGCGACTTCTGGCTGAAGAACAGAGCTTTCTCGATATCTGCAGCGTGCAGAGCCGAGCAGTCTTGCTTACTTTCCGATACCGAACTGTCACCAACAATACGCTGGATAGCAGCAGCAGAACCAGAAATTGCCCAGGCGTTACGGAAGATCTGGGTAAGGTTGTTGATCTGCACAGGTTGCAGGTTCTGTGCTTGCGGACGCAGCGACGCTTCTTCGTGGGCGTTACCAACTTGGTAAGCATCCAGAATCTGGTCGATAGTTACGGCCGCAGCAGCAACGTTACCGATACCGCGAGCAACAGTAATGCCAGTAGGAGAGTCAACACTGTTAATGATGACAACTTCGCTGGTTTGCTCCAGACGATGCAGCTGGCCAGGCAACAGGAACTTGGTGCTTTCTACCACGAAAGTAGTAGCAACGTTGGTAATCGGAGCAGCCAACTTAAAGGCTGGGAAGATTGCCGCTTTGCTCCAGTAACCGTGCTCAGTGTTGATCGCAGTTGCCGAAGACAGCATGGAAGTAAGACCGAACAGCGGAGCTTGACCAGCAGGCATGTACTTAGTGATCATGCCAGCAAAAGACAACTTCGCCAGATCCGGGACGAATTGTTGCGAGTTGAAGATACCTACGGTACCTACAGTCTGTGTACCCATAATTTGTTACTCCTAAAAACTTATGAAGTTGTCGCAGCTTATTAAGCTACAACAGCAGTTTCTGGCGTGGTGTATTCGATAACACCGGCCTCGTTACTTGCGTACACCGTAGCGCTGATCTTCTTACCTACCTGAGCAGCAGTAAGTACGAAGGTAGCAGCGGTTGCGCCAACGATAGGAACGCCGTTAGCCAGCCATTGACGAACAAAGGTTGGCGAGCCAGTGTAAGTACCAGAACTCAGAGTCAGAGTCTGACCAGAAGTAGTAGTACCGGTAATGGCCGGAGCAACTGTCATAGTTGGCAGCGCGGTAGGTGCATCTGGCGAAGTTAGCGAAGCTGCTGCTACGCCGGACATACGCTCAGGAGTACCAATGGTAGGTACGCCGTCCTGGTTGTAATACTGCTTACTTGCTTTAACAATACCTTCAGGCATGATAGCCTCCTAACTTATTCAGTGAACCATTTACCCCAGTCTTTAACTTCTGAGGCTTGAGCTTGCTTGCTTGTAGCTCCAGGCTTTTGCATGCCCATGGACTCACTAAGAGTTACCATGTAGTCATCAACCATTGCTACAATTTCTTCCGGGGAGGCTTCCGGGTGTTTACCAGCGAACTGTGTAGCTAACGCAGAAAGCATTGGCTTAACAGCTTCGTTCTTCATGAGAGGAGATGCGGTACGGAGATGCGTACCAATGGAAGTGTCACGAACTGTGCTTTTAATCTTACCATCCAAACTTGGCAAGCTACGCTCAAACGCACTTTGTGTCATACCGCCAGCAGCAGTAATTGCAGCTTGCAAAGTAGCTTGGCTACTTGCGTTAAGTACGCGACCTAACGCAGCAATAGCATCTTCGCCACCAGCAGCAATAGCTTTGAGATCATCAGCAGAGATACCTTTGGTAGTATCAAAACCTTTTAACCCAGCCTGCAACTTAGCAGGATCCAAGTCAAATAAGTTAGATGGATCAAAGGTAGCTTCCTCGCCTTCCTTCTTAGCTGGAGTTTGCCAGAGATCCTTGAAGCGGTCCAGACCAGAAACTTCCTGCTCTTTAGCAGCAGGATTTGGCTGCACAACTGGCATACCATTAGTAGTCTGCTGACTTTCCAGCTGCTGTTGAGTTTGTTTTGCTTCCTGAACTTGCTGTTGCTGAGCAGGAGCTGGAGTACCACGGAACATATCGAAGATAGACATGGAGAGTTTCCTTTTTGAGATAGCTTATTAAGCTTGGGGTTCGTTGGTGTCTTCAGTTACTAATGCAGCAATATTCTCTGAGAACATGGAAGCTTGCGCCAACAGGTGCTTAACAGAGTCAAGTTGCCCTTGCAGATACGCAAGATGCTTACGTTCTTCATCCTGAAGTTCTTTCTTCTCTGCACGGACAGTTAAGATCTCCGAGGCAATCCCTGCCTGATAGTTACGAAACACTGCTTGCGTACACAAGCTGAGATTCCAGCCTATAGCTTCTTCTTGCTCAGTGAGCGCATAACTACTGAACTCATTCGGCTGGAGGCGCATTGTTAGCTCCTTGTTCTGTAGCTTGTGCTGCTTGGATAGTTTGGGTGATTGTACCCAAGATGGACGGAGAGTTACTGGTTGCCGCGCCCGGAGTGAGTTTCTTAGTTCCAGGCACATAACCAAACTGTTCAGGAGTTGGCTGCGGTACTGACTGCAGCATTTGCTGTACTTGCTCAGGAGTTGCTTGGCCTGTGCTAAATTGCTGAGCAATCATAGTCAGCGTTTGTTGCCACTGGCCAACTGCGTTTTCATAAGCAACTTGCTGTGGAGACTTCTTGAAACTACCAAGCTTAGCACCACGAGAAGAGAACAGGTAACTTACCATATCCCCCATGTTAAACTCGCTGCTAATAGCTCCCTGATCCGACATAAGCAACTGCACAGCCTGAGTCAGCGTATCTCCATCAATGATCTTATCTGAAGGAGTTAAGCCATCCGTAACCTTCATAACCACAGTAGCCTTACTCAATGCTACCGGATCAATCGCCACAACTTCCCCAGTCATTGGGTTAGGCACAACAGCCTTACCTTGATACTGCAGAATGTTAGTGAGCAGCATCTTCTTAACCGGAGTAAAGAAGCCACCTTCCAACATTAGAGAGACTGTCATATCTCGCCCGTTGGCATTGCTCATTACATCTGCGTACTCAAACTTAGTCTTGTTACCCTTAACAAACTGACCTTGCCGAGCAGGGTTAAGTCCGGTGGCTTGGTTAGCCATCGCAAGGAAACCTTGGATATTCGCCTGGTTATATTGGAACTGACTATCTTGGAACGGGAACGCATACACCGCCTTACTAAGCTCCTGCCCGTAAGCAGAGGGACGCACTGCAATGTTTGCATTGGGATTGTCATTGTTAATAGCAGCAGGAGAGATACGGGATGGATCATACAACTTACGATCACTGATACCCCGGCGCTGTGCTGCCATCGTTGCGTTAGCAAATGCAGAAATAATACTTTGGAACGGTTCTACAGTTTCCGTCATCGACTTAGTTTGATAACCCAAGCCATCATCTAGTGGCTGAGCAAACACGATCGGCAACATATTGTGAGCGTTAGTCATGCGCTCTGCGTAAATAACAACTTGGTTATTTACAATGTAGAACTTCCAGATCTGCGGAGTGTTCTTAGCCGGAGCTACGATATCAAAATCCGAAGGCATGATGCGAGCATACAAAGTAGTTACAAGGTAATAGTCCTTGTATTGCATACCTTTGTTACTCTTCTCATATCCTGCCCAAGCACCCCAGTTAAAGGTACCCATTTTATCCCGGGCAATGAGACTGGAAGGATTAAGCAGCGGGAAGTAGAAGTTTCCATAGTTACCAAAAGTCTGCCCCGAATCAATTGGCTGCTCAGGAGAATCCATAGCTTCTGCAATCTTCGACCGTACAGGCAAAGAAGCTACAAACTGTTTAAAAGCTACACGACCCTTAAGTTCATGATAGCCGGCAAACTCACCAAACTCAGAAACTTCGCTAGGCTTAACACGAGTATCCCAGAAGGTATTGTAAAGATCCAAACGCTTGATCTTGTTACCTTCCCAGACAACTTTAGTATCCTGACCCGGAGTTCCAGTAGTAGCTACCGCAGTACGTTCCTGGCACCAATCAACTTCCACAGCCATGAGGTTATATTTAAAACCATCACGGAGAGCTTGCAGTAAGTT